TTATGGATTGGCGGGAACAAGGTCGATGAGGACGGTTTCGGAAAAGGTGCCGGTTTTGAAGGGGATGGCCCAGCCGGAAATGCCGCTGGTGACCACAAAGGTGGTGCCGCTCCGGGTTTCGGTGCCATAGCGGCGGTCATTGGCGCCCATGAGCAGGCCGATTTGCCCGGCGGGGAAGATATGCCCGCCGTGGGTGTGGCCGCTGAGCACCAGATCAACGCCGGAGGCGGCTTCCGCGGCGTAATCGTTGGGCTGGTGATCCAGCAGGATCATATATTTGGCCGTATCCAGGGACTGGGTGAGGGCGGACATGTCGGCCCGGCCCCGTTCTGTGCGGTCCTGCCGGCCGATGAGGTAGAAGCGGTCATCCAGCAGCACGCTGGCGTCCTCCAAGATGACGACGCCGTTGCGCGCCAGGGCGTCGTCCAGCTCCTGGGTGGAGAAATTGCGGTAATGGAAATAGCCTTTATCGTGGTTGCCGTAGATGAAATAGACGCCGTAGGGGAGCTCCAGACGGCCCAGGGCCTCGCAGGCGGCCAGCATATCCTCCCGGGAGGAATCGTCATCCACAAAATCCCCTGCCAGCACCAGCACGTCGGGATGGTGCTGCTGGAGCCGCTGCATTTCCCGGTCAAAGGTTTTGCCGTTTTGGGTGATGCCCAGGTGGGAATCCGCCACCAGGGCCACGCGCAGGGGCTGCTGGAGCTTATCGGTGGTGAAGGTGTACCGGGTGAGGAAAACATGGTGGGCGCAGAACCAGCCGACGCCCAGGTAGACGGCGGTGAACGCCAGAGCGGCGGCGCCTGCCCAGTAGCGCCGGAAGGTGCGGCGGGACAGCTTTTTGATGACAAAGCCAATGGCATCGGAAAGGAGCCAGACGACGATGAGATGAAGGAATACGATCACCGCGGCGTATACGTTGACGGCCAGAAAGCAGGCGGATACCGCCAGGGGCAGCAGGCAGGCCAGCCAGCCGAGCAGGTGGCTTTTGCGGGCGATGCGCTGCACAAAGGAAAGCTTATGAAACCGGAAAATGATATAAACAGCGCCCAGCAGGCAAAGGGAAAACATGGAAATTATCAGCATTCGCCACATGTATTTTCTGTTCCTTTCACTGTTTTTGGAATGGAATGCCCTCAGGGTACAGTTTTTAAGCGGATTTGTCAAGAATCGTTGGTTGACGGGCAGGCGGGGGACGGCTTATAGTAGGGCCCATGAAAGAGCAGGATACGCCGCTGATTCGGCGGACAGAGCGCTTTGGCGGAGAGGCCCGGGAAGCAGAACCGGTATGCCCGGTGTGCGGCAGGGCGTGTGAATGGCATTACGAGAACGAGGCGGGGGAAGTACTGGGCTGTGAGCGGTGCGTGACCCGCCGGGACGCATGGAAGGAGTGTGCGCGGGAAATATGCAGGAAATATTGGTGAACCGGATGCTGTCGGATTACAGGCGCTGCGCCGCCCGCAGGGATTTTTTGAAGGCCCAGATTCCGCTGGCGGAGCGGCAGCTGGCGGAGGAGAAGGAGAGCATGCTGGAAAACGCCGTGCTGCCGGGGCGCGCGCCGGGAACTCCCGGCGGCGGGGGGCCGGGCAATCCCACGGCGCGGCTGGCGGTGAAGTTTGCCTCGGGGTATCAGCCCCAGTATATCCGGGAGATGGCGGGCGATCTGCGCCGGATGCAGGATGAGCTGCAGGAATGCGATACGGTATGCCGGTGTGTGGACGCCTGGAGGACGGCGCTGAACGAGCGGGAACGGCTGGTGATTGACCTGCACGTGATCGGGGGCGAAAGCTATGCGGAGGTGCTGGAGGCCTTTGCCCGGCGCTTTCCCGCCACGGCAATCACCAGCCGGGACGGCCTGCGGCGGATGAAGCAGCGGGCCATGGCCAAAATAGAGGCGGCGGCGGGGGTGTAACGGAAACTCGCGGGATTGTCTGCGGAATGTCGGGGGTTTCTCCACTGTTCAAGGGAAAAGAAGCGTGATATAGTGTATCCATGCGAAAGGACGCCCGTTGGGAGCGTCCTTTTGATTTGGAGAAAGGGGGCGCGGATGACGGAGAAGCGAAGGGCCCCGGAGGCGGAAAGGCAGACGGAGCGGGTGGAGCGGGCACTGTTCAGGGCGGCCACCGGATACAAGATGAAAATAAGAAAGCCTGTGAAGGTGAAGGAGGAAACCAACCGGCCCGGGGAGGGCAAGCAGGTGATTGAACGGGTGGTGACCGTGGAGGAGCAGGTGTACGTGGAGCCCAAGATTACGGCGCAGATGTTTTGGCTAAAAAGCAGGAAGCCGGAGATTTGGGGCGGCAAGGCGCTGCGGGAGGCGGGGGAGGAGCTGGTGCCGGTGATGGAGGCCTATGCCGACATGCTGGAGCACCCGGCCCGGGACAGGACGCTGGAGGAGATAACGGATGAAGGGCCCGATACGGTATGCCCCGCTGACTGAAAACCAGGCGCGCTATATCCGCCGCAGCGCAGGCTGCTGGCTCAACGTGGCCGAGGGGGGCAAGCGCGCGGGCAAAAACATCATCAACCTGCTGGCCTGGGCGGCCTGCCTGGAGGGCCATCCGGACAGGCTGCATCTGGCGGCGGGGGTGAGCCTGGGCAGCGCGAAGATGAACATTTTGGACAGCAACGGGTTTGGGCTGCGGTTTCTGTTTGCCGGGCGCTGCCGCACGGGCAGGTATATGGATAAGGAGGCGCTGTTCATCCGCACCGGCCGGGGAGAGCGGATTGTGATCTTCGCCGGGGGCGGGCGCAGCAGCGACGCGGCGCTGATCAAGGGCAACAGCTACGGCAGCGCGTACATCACCGAGGTGAACGAATGCCACCAGGGCTTTGTGCAGGAGGTGCTGGACAGAACCCTGGCCAGCAGCGACCGGAAGCTGTTTATGGATTTGAACCCCAAGCCGCCCCGGCACTGGTTTTATGCGGATTTCCTCAATTACCAGGACGCACTGCGGGCGGCGGGCCGGAACCCGCGGTACAACTACGGACACTTCACCCTGGCGGACAACCTGTCGCTGTCATTGGCAAGCGCACGGGAGGCGCTGCGCGCCTATGACCGGGACTCCGTGTGGTACAAGGCGGATATCCTGGGGCAGCGCACGGCGGTCAGCGGGCGCATTTATACCGGGTTTGACGAGCGCTGCCTGATTTCCCGCCGGCAGATTGCCGCCACGGGCTACCACGAGCTTTCCGTGGGGGTGGATGTGGGCGGTACGGATGCCACCGCGGCCACGCTGTGCGCGTTTACGGAGGGCTGGCAGGAGGCGCATCTGATTGACGGGCTGTATCACAGGCAGGGCATCAGCGACCGGATGAGCGAGGATGCCTATGTCCGGCTGATTGCGGACTGGCTGGCGGAATGGGCGAAGACAGAGCCGCTGCTGGGAATCGTGTATGTGGACAGCGCGGCCAAGCTGTTCCGGGCGGGGCTGCGGGAGGAGCTGATTCGCCGGGGCATGCACCGGTTCAGCGTGCGGGCGTTCGATAAGGGAGACGGCATCAACAGCCGCATTGCCGCCAACGCGGCGCTGATCAACGCGGGGCGCTTCCGGGTGGCGGAGCATCTGCGGCCCTGGCTGGACGCCTATCAGAACGCCGTGTGGGACGCGGCAGCCTTTGAAAAAGGGGAGTGGCGGCGGCTGGACGACGGCAGCTGCCCCATCGACTGCCTGGACAGCGCGGAATATGGGTTTTATCCGTACTGGCGGTACTTGCGGAGATGATGGAGGAAAAAGGTATGGAGATGATGGAGTTTTATACGCCCGGGGAGGCCTGGGAGGAGCTGCAGGGACGGCGCCGGGGATACTATGACGCATATCAGGCGGCCTTCAGCGGGGAGCACGCGCTGCTGGCCCGCACGGCGGCGCGGGGGGCCTTTTGGAAGCGGGGCGGCAAGGTGAAGCTGCATGTGCCGGCGGCGGCGGACATTGCCGGCACCGGCGCCAACCTGCTCTTTGGCGAGGAGCCACGGTTTTCCATTTATGATGAGAGCAAGGGGGACACCGAGGAGGACAGCCTGCCCCGCCTGGACGCGATCCTGACGGGCAACGGGCTGCTGCGCAAGCTGCATGAGGCGGCGGAGCTGTGCGCGGCGGCGGGAGACGTATTCCTGAAGTGCCGGTACGACCGGGAGAATATGGATATGCCGGCCATTCAGGTGGTGCGCGGGGCGGACGCCCTGCCGGAATACAGGCTGGGCGCGCTGCGGTGCATTCACTTTTTCACCGTGCTCAGGGCGGAGAGCAGGACGGGGAAAACCTGGCGGGTATACGAGCGGTACGAGCCGGGGCGCATCCTGACCGGGGTATACTGCGGGAACGAGACGGCGCTGGGGACGGAGGAGCCGGAGGCGCTGGCGGCGCTGGGCATGGAACCCGAGGCGCGCACGCCGGTGGACAGGCTGCTGGCGGCGCACATTGCCAACCTGAAGCCCAGCCGCGTCTGGCCCGGAGAGGACAAGGGACGCAGCGATTTTGAGGGGCTGCGGGATTTGATGGACAGCCTGGACGAGATCTACACCAGCTGGCTGCGGGATATCCGCCTGGCCAAAAGCCGCCTGATCGTGCCGGCCGAGTTCCTGCGGCGCCGGAACAGCGATATGTTTGCCGGGGGCAGCTATACATACGAGTTTGACGAGGACGTGGAGACGCTGGTGGCGCTGGATATCGGCGAGGGGGCGGAGATGAAGATTACCCCCAGCCAGTTTTCCATCCGCGCCCAGGAGCATGCCGCCACCTACGAAAGCACGCTGCGCACCATCATCAGCATGGCGGGGTACAGCCCTCAGACCTTCGGGCTGGACATCAGCGGCAATGCCCAGAGCGGCACGGCGCGTCGCATTCTGGAGCGCAAGAGCCTGGCGACCAATGCCAAAAAGCAGGCCTATTGGAAAGCGCCGCTGGAGGACTTCCTGACGGCGGTGATGCATCTGGACAAGGCGCTGTACGGCAACGAGGCCCTGCATGCGGACGACAGCGTGCGGGTGGAGCTGCACGACCCCATTGTGGCCGATGTTGCCGATATGGCGGGGGCTGTGAACCTGCTGCGCGCTGCCCGGGCAGCCAGCGACGAGACGCTGGTGAAGATGCTGCATCCGGACTGGACGCAGAAAAATGTGGAAGAGGAGACGGAGAAAATCCGGAAAGAACAGGGGTAAAGGGCGAGCGCATCCGCGCCCGCTTTTTATACTGCCCGCCGGCGGGGCATACGCCGGACTGCGATATGCCGGCCGCACCGGCCTATAAATGCGAATGCAGGAGGAGAAAACACGATGGACATGACCATGCTCAAAGCGCACCTGGGGGAGGAGCTCTATGCCCGGGTGGAGGAAAAGCTGGGCGGGCTGGACGGCTTTCAGGTGATCGCCACAAATGACGGGAGCTGGATGCCCAAGGCCCGGCTGGATGCCGAGATTGCCAAGCGAAAGGAGCTGCAGGCCGCCGTGAACGGGCTGAACGGCCAACTGGACGAGGCCAGGCAAAAGCTGGAGGAAAGCGGCGCCCTGCAGGGGCGGGTGGACCGGCTGACGGCGGAGGTGGCCGAACGGGACAAGACCATCCGGGGCATGCGCCGCAGCGGCCAAATCCGGGAGGCGCTGACCCGGGCCAACATCCGGGACGCGGCCCTGGGCGAACGGATACTGGATACGGCGGCGCTGGAAGAGGACGGAGCGGGGAACCTGGCAGGGCTGGAGGAGCAGATCCGGGCGCTGCGGGAGAGAAGCCCCTATCTGTTTGCCGACCCGGAACCCACGGCCTGCCGGGCGGGATTCATCGGCGGAAGGCCGGGACGGCCGGCCGGAGAGCAGGGGCATGAGGCGGTGAACCGGGCCATCCGGGCCGCCGCAGGCAAATACTGAAAAAGGAAAGCGCCTGCCGAAAGGGCGGGCGGAGGAGGAAAAATGTCGTTGAAGATGATTGACAGAAGCGGAGCGGAAGTGCTGATTCCCGAAGAGCGCAGCCGGGAAATCCTGGCGGCGGTGCCCGAGCAGTCCGTCGCCATGCGGCTGATGCGCCGGCTGCCGGATATGAGCAGCAAAACCCGGGCGATTCCCGTGGCGCGCTCGCTGCCCACGGCGGAATTCATCAATGGGGATACGGGCCTGAAGCCCACCACGGATATGAGCTGGGAGAACGTGAAGCTGACCGCCGAGGAAATTGCCACCATTGTGGTGATTCCCGAAAACGTGCTGGCGGACAGCGATTATGACATCTGGGCCAATGTGATGCCGCGCATCAACGAGGCCATCGGCGCGGCCTTTGACAAGGCGGTGCTGTTTGGCACCAGCAAGCCGGCCAGCTTCCCGGATGGCATTGTGCCCGGCGCGGAGGCTGCGGGCAGCGTGGTGACGCTGGACAGCGGCAAGACCCTGTATCAGCAGCTGCTGGGAGAAGGCGGCCTGGCCGCCCTGGTGGAGGAGGACGGCTTTGTGCCCTCTGCCTATGTGGGCGCCATCGGCATGCGCAGCAAGCTGCGCGGCGCGGTGGACGGCAACAGCCTGCCCATCTTCGGCCGGGCGCCGTACCGGGATGGGCTCTTTGGCCGGGCGGCCTACGAGCTGGACGGGGCGGACATCTACTTCCCCAACAGCGATGTGATGGACGCCAGCCGGGCGCTGCTGATCGGCGGCGACTGGAGCCAGGCCGTGTGGGCCATGCGCACGGATATTACCACCAAGCTGCTGACGGAAGCGGTGATCACCGACAGCACGGGCAAGGTGCTGATGAACCTGGCACAGCAGGACGCCGTTGCGCTGCGCGTGGTGTTCCGCGCGGGCTGGGCGCTGGCCAACCCTGTGAACCGGGTGAACCCGGAGAAGGCCAGCCGGTATCCCTTTGCCGTGCTGAAGCCGGGAAATGGCGAGGAATAAAAGCGTGCCGGAGGGGGAAACCCCTCCGGCCCATCGGGAAGGAGGAGGCCGGATGGACGTTCATGCGGACGGAGAGGGCAGAGAGGCGGCGCTGGAGCGGGTGCGGGAAAAGCTGTATGCTTTCTGCTTTCCCAATGTGCCCGCTTCCCTGGAGGAACAGGTGGCCTTTGAGCAGGCGGCATGCCTGCAGTACGAGCACGAAACGGCGGCGCTGGCGGACACGGGAGGCAGGGGGATGCCGCCCGGGGTAACCCGATTTCGCCTGGGGGATTTTCAGGTGGAGGCGGATGCCGGCGCGGTGGGAGGACAGCTGACGGTGAAGAACATCTGCCCGGCGGCCTATGGGCTGCTGCTGCGCAGCGGGCTGCTGTACCGGGGCGCCGAGGGAAGGGGATGAGCGGGGATGCTGATTGATTTTTTGCTGCGGCAGCAGTGCGTGATACGGCCCTGGCTGGGCACGGCGGCAGGGGAGCAGCGGCTGGGCCCGGAGGAAAGCCGGGCGTGCCGCCTGCAGGCGGCGCGGCGGCTGGAGCAGACCGCGGGGCTGCGGGGCACGGCGGATCAGATTCCGGCCCATGCGGTTTTGTACTGCACAGGGGCGCCCATTGCGGAGCGCAGCCGGGTGCGGTGCGGCGAAGCGGAGTATGTGGTGATTGCCTGCCGGGAGCTGGAGGGCTGGGGCGAAAAATACCTGGAGGTGCTGCTGCAGTGAGGGCAAAGGGCGGATGCACCTGGCGGGGAGCGGATATGGAACGGCTGCTGCGCCAGACGGCGGCCCGGGGCCTGCGGCCGGCGCTGTCCGTGCTGGCCCGGGCGGCCAATGACCGGGCGCCGGTGAAAAGCGGACGGCTGGCGGCATCCTGCCGGGTGGACGATAGGGAAGGCGATTTGATGGGCGCCGTGGGATACACGGCGGAGTATGCCGCCGCGCAGCATGAGCATGGGGAATGGAAGCATGCCCCGGGCCGGGGCGCGAAATATCTGGAAAACGCCTGCGGGGACACGCGGGTGCACGAGAAAATGACGGCGGAGGCGGCAAAGGAGATGAGGCTGTGAACCTGCTGGAGGAAATGGCCCGGCAGCTGGCGCTGAGCGGCTTTGGCCGGGCGGCGGACGGGGAACAGGACGGGAATATTTACTGGGGGCACATGCCGGACAGGCCGGATACGTGCGTTTGCGTATACGCCGAGGACAATGCGCTGCCGGGCAGCGCGGCGGGCGCGCGGGTGCGGGTGGTTTGCCGCTCCGCCAGCCTGCGGGAGGCCTACGGGACGGCGGCGGCCATCGGGGATAAGCTGGACGGCTTTCGCGGGTTCCTGGGCGGGGACGGGGCCGACGCCGCCGTGGACGCGGGGACAACGGCGGTGAGCCTGGGCGCGGACGAAAAAAAGCGGGAGCTTTACGCCACCGATTTACGGGTGCGTTACTGTGAATGAACAGGAGGAGACTATGCGGGGAAGAAAAAACGGCTGTCCCACCAGCGTGCGGGACTGGGCGATTGCCATACTGGACAAAACGGTTACCGGGGAGGAACGGTGGGTGCGCATCTGCGGCCTGCGCAGAATGAGCCGCAGCGTGGAAAGCGAGGTGCAGGACGGCAGCGCAGAAACGGATCTGTGGCAGGAGCCTTATGTGACCAAGCGCTCGGTGGTGCTGAAGCTGCAGGGACGCCCGGTGGCTGATGCGGCCACGGGCAAACAGGATGAGGGACAGAGCCTGCTGGACAGCTATGCCGCGGCGGCGGGCTGCGGCGGAGACGCCACCATCCGCTTTACAGACCCTTACGGCCATGCCATGGCGGCGGATTACATTGTTTCGGGCTGCGACACAGAGCTGGAGGAGACCGAAAACAGCCGCTCCTGGGAATTGAAGCAGGTGGGGGAGGCGGAGATGCTGCCCTACGTGCAGGTGCAGGGGGTATCCCTGACGGAAAACGGCAGCGCGGTGACGGAGCTGACGATGCGCCCCGGGGAGGCATCCAGAAAAATCGCGGTGGTGTTTGCCCCGGAAAACGCCAGCAACCGGCGGTTCCGCGTTCAGCTGACCGGCAGGCAGCAGGCGGCGGTATCCGACGTGACGGCGGAGGGGTTCGCCGTGACGGCCCTGGCCGCGGGGGAAGCGGCCATCCGGGTGACAACGCTGAACGGCCAGAAAACGGCGGAGCTGCGTGTGACGGTGGAGGACTGAGCGGATGAAGGGCGATATGCTGGATTTTGACAGGTTTCTGGCGGAAAAGCAGAAGGAGTACCTGTCTGTGCGGGTGGACGGCCGGGTGTACCGGGTGCAGCGGGCCATCCCGGCCCTGCTGCCCGTGCTGCTGGCCCGGGCGGACGCGGAGCAGGATCGGGCGGGAACCGGCCGGGTGCTGATGCAGCTGGGCGACGCGATGTTTGGCCGGAAGGCCATTGACGGCTTTTGCCGGGCAGGCATGACGGCGGAGGAGCTGAACCGGCTGATTGAGCAGACGCTGACGGCGATATTGGACGCGGAGGCGGGAAATGCGGAAACGCTGGAGGATGACCCGGCAGCGGGGGAGGATGCGCCCGCAAAAAAATAAACCTGCTCCATCTGTGGGATGCCCTGGAGGCGGACTTCCTGCGGGAATACGGTATGAACCTGATGGAGCAGATGGATACAATGACCTGGCGGCGGTTTATGACGCTGACCCGAAACCTTTCCCCCGGCAGCGCGACGGCGGCCCGGGCAGCCCGGGAGGCAGTCCGGGAGCAGGAGGCGGGACAGCGGCAGGCAGCCGCTTTTTTTGAGGAAATGACGCCATGGGGGAGGTGAGCGGAGATGGCATTGCAGGTGGGAGAGCTGTTTGCCAGCTTTGAAATGGATATCAGCGGCGCGCAGGCCGCGCTGCAGCGGATTGAGGCGCAATGGCAGGCCCTGGGAAATACGCTGGCCGCACCCGGGCTGGAGGCGCTGGGCGAACGGGCGCTGGCGGGGCTGACCGGCCGGATGAACGAAAAGCAGGGAGCGGCGGCTGCGGAGGCGCTGGCATCGGGGCTGGAGCAGGGGGCGCGGGCTGGTCAAGGCGGAGCGGCATCCGCGCTGCGCGCGCTGGCCCTGGCCTGTTTGGAAAGCGCTGCCGGTACGCTGTCCCCGGCGGCGGGCAGCCGCATCGGCGGGCTGTTCATCCAGGGGATGGCCGCCGGCATGGAGGGCATGCGGGACAGGATGATGGCGGCGGCCGGCACGGTGGGGGAAGCGGCGGCAGCCGCGCTTCGCCAGGCCGTGAGCCTGCCCGCGGGCAGGACGGCGGGACAGATGACGGCGGAGAGCGGAAGCAGAATGGCAGACGGCAGGGACAATGCGGCGGTATACGCCGGCGCCGTGGCCGCGGCCCTGCGGGGCATGACCGTGCAGATGGACGGACAGGCGGTGGGCATGCTGGTGACGCCGACGGTGAGCCGGAACATTGCCATGGACGCCGCGCTGAGGAGGGTTGGCGGATGACGGACAGGAACAAGCTGAATTGCGCGCTGGACGGGCGGGGCTTTCTGGAAATCGACCCGCGCCTGTATATTCAGGACATGGAGGAGGAGATCCGGATGGACGCCGGGACGGTGGACCGTCCGGCTTACGGGCAGCGGCTGGCTGGCATGACGGGGCACCGGGCCCTGCATGTGATCATCCGCTTCATGGTGAAGGAGGCGGACTTTGCGGCCCGCAGGCGGGTAATCAATCAGGTGAACGCCTGGGCGAAGGCGGGTTGGCTGACCATGAGCACCCGCCCGGGCCAGCGGATTTATGCGGTTTGCATCCAGCCTGCGGAGAGCGGCACGCTGCGGTGGAACCGGGAGATGCAGCTTACGCTGGCCGCGTACGGCGAGGCGTACTGGCAGGATATGTTTCCGGCGGCCGCGTCGGGCCGGGGAAGGACGGGAAGCGTTGCCCTTCGCCCCCTGGGAACCCGGCCCTGCTGCCTGGAGGGGGACATCGGCAATCTGTCGGCAGGCACGCTGAACAGCCTGTCCCTGACGGCGGAAAATCAAACGCTGGCGTTTTCCGGCCTGGGGCTGGCCCCGGGGAAAACGCTGGCGCTTTGGTATGACGGGGAAGGCGTGCTGCACGCGGAGGCGGAGGGCAGCGGAAAGCTGTGCTGCCGCACGGCGGAGAGCGCCGACGATTTGTGGCTGCAGCCGCAGGCGGAGAACACGGTGCGGTTTTCCGCAGACCGGGAGTGCAGCGTGACGCTGAAGGCAAGGGGGTATTACGATTGATCACGGAACGCGCGCGGATGCCAAGGCTGCTGGACAGCGCCCTTATGGGAAACCGGCTGCGGGAAAAGGGGCGGCTGCGGCCAGCGGCGCTGTCGGCGGAGATGAATCTGGATGCCGTCAGCCATGTGGACATGGTGCTGAAGGAGGACGATTTGCCCGTTGCCATGCACGATTTTGTGGAGGTATACGGGCAGAACGGCTCCCTGGGTGTTTTCCGGGTGGCGAACATTGCGACGGATTGCCGGAAGCAGCGCAGAATCCGCCTGAACCATGCCCTGGATGTGTTTGCCGATGCGGTGATTTCCGGAGAGGGCAGCATATCCGGCACGGTGCGTCAGGTGCTGGAGCGGCTGATGGAGGCGCAGACGGCGGCGGTAAACGGCATAAAATGCTGGCGGCTGGGCACGGTGGAGGACAGCGCGGCCTGCTGCCTGGAAAACCGGTACGAAAACGCCCTGGCCTGTCTGTATGACCTGGCGGCCCGGGAGGCGGAATACGGGTATTCCTTTGATTTTTCCGAGTTTCCCTGGCGGCTGGACTTCCTGCGTCGCAGCGATGCGGTGGTGAGCGAATTCCGCCTGCCGCGCAATGTGGAAAACTGCAGCGTGACCGTGGACGACAGCGGGCTGTGCACCCGGCTGTATCTGTCTGCGGAAACGGCGGATGCGGACGGCGCGCCGGTGACGGCACTGGAAATACACGAGGATGCCGCGGGGAAAAGGGATTTTGGAATTGTTGAAAAAGCGGCCGAGATCCGGGCGGCGGAGGTGCCGGACAAGGCGGAGTGGATTGCCCGGTACTTTGCGCAGCACGCTCAGCCGTCGGTGCAGCTGGAGATCGATGGGACGGAGCTGAACCGCCTGACGGGGGAGCGGCTGGACGAAATGCACCTGGGCGGGATATGCCGGGTGGCGCTGCCCGATATCGGCCGGGTGTTCAGCGAGCGCATCGTATCGGTGCGGTATCCGGATATCCTGCGGCAGCCGGCCCGGGTGACGGTTTCCCTGGCCAACAAGCGTCAGGATGCCGGCGGCCTGGTGGCGGGCATTGCATACAGGGCGGGCAGCACCGCGCGGAGCGTAACCAGGAACGAGCGGGAAATCATCAGGAACCGGTACAGGTGGACGGCAGCGGACCGGCATATCACCCAGTACGGCGATATCCTGCACAGGGCGGGCCTGGAGATTGACCCCCACGGGGTTTGGCTGTATGCGTCGGAGGACGGCCCAAACTACGCCCTGGGCGCCTCCTTCAAAGTGCAGGCGGACGCCATCACAGCGGAGGTCTCCCGCGCAACGGCAGCGGAGGACGAGGCATACAGCCGGATACGGCAGACAGCGGACGCCATCACCGCGGAGGTCAGCCGCGCCACGGCATCCGAGGGGAACCTGAGCACGCGCATCACCCAGACGGCGGACAGCATCACCAGCCTGGCGCAAAAGAGCGGCGTGGCGGGGCTGCAGGAGGGGGAAACGCTGTTTTCCCGCATCACCCAGAACGCGGAATCCATCACCTCCGAGGTGGGCCGCGCCACCGCCGCGGAGGAGACCATCGGCAGCCGCATCACCCAGACGGAGGACAGCATCACCGCCGAGGTCACCCGGGCCACGGCGGCGGAGGGGGCGCTTTCCGCCCGGATCACCGTCAACGCCGAGGGCATCACCAGCAAGGTGAGCAAGGGCGACATCAGCAGCACCATCAACCAGACTGCCCAGGGGGTGCAGATTCAGGCCGGCAAGATCGACCTGAGCGGCTACACCTCCCTGCAAACCTTCAACGCGGCCCAGGCGGGCTATGCCCAGTCCTTTACCACCGTGGATCTGTATCCCACCAACACCTATACGGGCCTGCTGTCCGCCACCAACCTGTATGTTGGCAACCAGGGTTCGCCCACCCAGGCCACCTGGCAAACCAAATCGGTTGTCACCAGCGTAAACCATTACGATATCACGGTGAAAAACGCGGACGGCGAAAACGTGAAGGTGACCAAAATCAATTCCGTCAACAGCACCACCATCTATTACCTGGGACACAGCTAAAGGAGGCACCATGGAAATCAACAACGGGAACGGCCTGTATGATAAATACGGCCTGCTGGACAGCGTGATCGTTGACCTGAACCGGCTCAACGTGTCCGGCGTGGAGAATATGCAGATTATTTTAAGCAGCATCAGCCGCCTGTCCGCGCTGAAGAACGGGCTGCGGGAGGAGGAGAAAGCCCATGATTCGGATCACCACCAGCAGGAACCAGCAGTTTGACGCCGACGCCCTGTTTGCGCCCACCTTTGACGGCGCGTGCATGATTCAGCTGCGGGACAGCCGCCGGCTGATTGAGGTGGCCCAGGATTTTGACGGCCTGGAATGGCTGGAAATCCAGCCCCCGGAGGGCCCGGCCATCCGGCACACCGGATACACCGGGCTGAATATGATGCAACGTACCCAGGATGGCAGCGTGCAGCTGAAGCTGATCAAGGAGGTGTAACCTTTGGCCGTATTTGAAACGCTTTTGAAAAGCGACCTGAAAAAGCCCGTAACGGTGCAGGCGCTGCAGGGCGTGGTGTTCACGGCGGACAGCGCGGGCAACCGCGTTACAGTGGAGGTGACGGACGGGGGCAGCCCCGCGGCGCTTTCCGGCACGGTGACGGGCTACGTCATCCGGGCGGACGGCGGCACCCTGGCGGTGACGGGCACCCTCAGCGGCAACAAGGCATCCATTGTGCTGCCCGCCTCGGCCTACGCCGTGCCCGGGCCCATGCAGATTGCCATCCGCTTGACGGCGGGCAGCGTCAAAACCGTGCTGGGGGCCTGCTCCGGCTATGTGCAGCGCAGCACCACGGATACCGTCATTGACCCGGGCCATGTGATCCCCTCTTTGGAGGAGCTGCTGGCCCAGATCGCCGTGATGGAGCAGGCCACGGCGGACGCCAACGCCGCCACGTCCGCGGCGAACACCGCGGCGTCCAACGCCAACACCAAGGCCAACGCGGCCAATACCGCGGCCAGCAACGCCAATACCAAGGCTGCGGCGGCGGATACCGCGGCAGCGGCCGCCAACCAGGCCGCCCAGGGTATCCAGCAGTATAACAACCGCATCACCGCCCTGGAAACCGGCAAGGTGGCCAAGGCCGGGGATAAAATGACGGGAAACCTGAAATTTTCAAACAGTGGTAATGCCTCTGGATCGGTTCAATTTGAAAATTCTTCAGAAACATTAATCGGCGGTTTATTTCAGTTTACAGATTCTGGCAGGCTTTGCCTTGCCCAAACAACGCCGAATGCGTCTACCGCGTACGGTAACGGCGAACGTTATCTGATGCCGGTCCCCTCCGACCATGACGCAACGACATATTATAATGTTTTGACTACAAAAAACACCGTCACCGTTCCCCAGGGTGGCACGGGAGCCACCACCCCTGCCGGGGCGTGTGAAAACCTGGGCGCGGTGAAAAAAACCGGAGATACGGTAACGGGCCCCTTAATCTTTTCAAACGGAAACAATTATCTCGGGATAAATTTTAAGGGCGCAAACGGCGCGCCGACCGTTGGTTTTAAAAACACTGGCACTCGAATGACATTGGATCAGTATGCGGACGGAAGCGTTGGCGGGGAACGGTTTTTAATGCCTGTTCCAGAAGTAAGAAGTGCAGATATTTGGTACAGCATTTTAACAAGCAAAAACGCCGTTACCGTTGCTCAAGGGGGGACCGGTGCTGCGAACGCAAAGACCGCTCGGGAAAATCTGGGATTAAAGACGGAAGCAATAACATTGACATTTGCCAGCGGCGTTGCACATCAAACAGGAACAAGCGGAATTGTATGTGGTCATCTGATTCAGATCAACGAATGCGTAAAATTATCAGCAGACAAGGCTGCGGGTGCCACGTGGTTTAGCATTCCCTACGCAAGCGCGAAATGGGCTTATGGCACGGTGCAAGACGCTTCTGGCTTTGTTGCTACGTGTCATTTGGCGAATGGAAACGTCATCGTTGACCAAGCGGTAAAAGCTTCAGAGCATCAGTATCCGCAGATTATTATTACTTCCCGCATCGATGACTAAGGAGATGATTGAATGAAAACCGTATTCTACACGACGATCGAAATGAAACCCCGGAGGCTGAATGATTGCCCGTGATGCGCTGATCGCTGACTTCCAGACCATGTTCCGGGACAGGTGGGGGTATATTCCCGCCACCGCCGGGGAGGTGTGGACGCAGGGAAAGCAGGACAGGGCGACCAGCGAAATGGTGCGAAAGTACGGCCAACAGTGGGTGGGCCACCGGGTGGCGGACTGCAGCGGGGCCTTTGTGTGGGCTTACAAGCAGCACGGATTGAGCATTTACCACGGCAGCAACCGCATCGCCCGGAAGTACGTGGCGGAGCTGCTGCCCATTGCCCAGGCCCGGCCCGGCATGGCGGCCTTCAAGGCCCGCAGGCCCGGGGAGCAGCAGTACGACCTGCCCGCCGAGTACAGGCAGGGCGGCCAATACTATACCGGCGACCTGAACGACTATTATCACATCGGCCTCATCGATACCGACCCTCGCTATGTGCTCAACAGTCGCAGCACCGCCTCCGGCTTTGTACGCAGCAAGCTTGCGGACGGGTGGGATTGCTGTGGATATTTGAAGGCGGTGACCTATGAAGGGAGCGATGAACCCGTGCAGGAGATTTTGTATCAGGCCACGGTGGTCAGCAGCAACGGAAAGCCGGTGAATCTGCGGGCGGCGCCCTCGAAGCAGGCCCAGATCATGGCACGCATTCCCGTGGGCACCCTGGCGGAGGTATTGAACGAGTACGATGAAACCTGGGCGGAAATTTGCTGCAATGGCAGGGCAGGGTATATGATGCGCGAATTCCTGGAGAGAAATCAGGAACAGCCTGGGCCGGATATTCAGGCTGTGCTGCAGCTGCTGGAGGAAGCGGAGCAGCACATTCAGGCGGCCCGGGAGAAGCTGAACGGAATGCTATGATGTTTGCAGCGCCGCAGAAATGCGGCGCTGTTTTTGAAAGGGGAAAGCCTATGGAGAAGATTACCTGGGAGGGCCTGGCGGCTGCCCTGGCAGCCATATCCGCCCTGGCGGCCCTGCTGGCTGTGCTGTGGCAGGGCTGGGAGGCCTTTCGGAAGCTGGCGGGAACAGAGGAGCGGCGGCGGGAAAAAAGGAGCATGCAGGCGGGGGTCGCGGCACTGGAAGGACGGGTTTCAGACTGTGAAGCGCGCTTGCAGCGGGGAGAAACCCGCTTTCGGGAGATGCGGGCGGACAATACGCAGATACTGAATGTGCTCAACGCCATGATGATGCACCTGATTACGGGAAACGACCACGACAGGCTGCGGGATGTGAAGCGGAAGCTGGACAGCTATCTGACCAAACGGTGAACAGGGAGGAACGGATGAAAAAGACGGAGATGATTCGCAAGCTGACATCCAGAAAATTTTGGATGGCGGTGGCGGAATTTGTAACGGCGCTGCTTATATATTGGAAGAAAGACACCAGCCAGGCGGAAGCGCTGGGAGCGCTGATCATGCTGGCGGCGGCCCCGGTGGCCTATATGTTTGCCGAGGGCTGGGCGGACAGCGGGCATGGCGGCGAAGCGTAG